TAATGGCAGAGGGTAAGAAATCATTTATTCTTTATTCTGACCTCATGCATAATATCGACCATCTGACCAACGAAGAGAAGGGTGTATTATTTAATCATCTCCTAGAATATGTGAACGACCTTAATCCTGTTTTAGAGGACAGGGTAATAGTTTCAGCTTGGAAACCTATCGAGCGACAATTAAAACGGGACTTAGTTAAGTACACTGGTATTAAGGAAAGTAGAAGCGAAGCAGGTAAGAGATCAGCAGAGATAAGAGCATTAAAAAAGGCTGAACAAAACGCAACAAAACCAACAAGTGTTAAACCTGTTCAACAAAGCTCAACAAATCCAACTGTAAATGATAATGGTAATGAGAATGATAATGTAAATGATAATGTTATTCTTTTAAAAAAAGAAACAAAAGGCCCGCCCGATCTAAAAGAGTTTTTAGAATACGCAAGTGAAAAATGCGAAGTGTTAAATTACAATTATTGCGAACAAAAAACAAAAGGGAAATTCCTAGCTTGGCAAGAAAATAATTGGGTAAACGGAAACGGTAGGAAAATAAAGAACTGGAAAACCAGCTTGCTAAATGCCTTACCACATATCCAAAAAGAAAAAGGTCCCGCGCAAAAAGAAAACGGCCTAGATATATTGCGGGAATTTAATCGTCGCGCGAAAGAAAACGAACACCTAAACAATTATGAGTAACGAGATAGCAAAAACACAAACCGCCCTAGAGATAGTTGGATTTAAAAACGAATTGCTCGAGAATATTAATGTAGGTGATTCCAATCTCAACCGAGCGATTAAAGCGAGACTAGAGAATCCTATATCTATACTTAGCGAAAACGCATTAAAATCACTTATAGCGGATCAGGTTGAAAAATGCGCTGCGAACTTAGGGCAACGGCAAGTTGATACGGAGATAGTCGCGCAGATCATTTTAGAGCTATGTACCGAGCTTAAGGGATCATTTAGCAACTGGGCATCCACGGAAGTAAAAGAAGCCCTTAGATTAGGCTCAATTGGCAAATTAGGGGGTGGTGAGATACATGTGTCGGCTAAGAACTTACTAGCATGGATAGATCAATACGATCATCAATTTAGGAAAGCAGCATTTAACGAGATAAAAAAAGCCAAAGCATTAGGCTCAAAACAAGTACGTGAACTTCCACCGCCAGAATTAAGTAGAGATGAGATAGGCAAGTTAGTAATAGCGGGTTATGATATGTATCAAGCTGGTATTGAATTTGGATATTCGATTTATTACAAGCATTTAAAATCCTTGGGATTAGTAAACCTGAGCAAGACTGAATTATGGGATTGGATTAGAAAAGGGGCAATCGACATTTTAAAAGAATGCTCTCAAGAGGTAGGATTTCATGCTGCAAGAAATGCACAGCGAGATAGGAGATCAGAGATTAAGAGCATAGACTTCACATTAGAGGACAACGCGACATTGCCGAGTTACGTTAAGGCCAGGGCAATGACTTTAATCGTGTTAGACTTCTATGCCGGTAAGAGTAAAGAAGACATTAAACAGGAGCTTGAATGAAAACCCACAACCTACAGCGCGAGCAATATGAGGAACTATTAGGGATCGGGACCAGATTCGATAGGCGCGGATGGCATAGTTTAACCGTTAATCAATATTCTATGCTATGCAAGTTCGCTAGAGATTACCCGTACTTAAGAAGCTACAATAATCACACCGCCCTAGATATTGAGAGGATTAGTCATACAGAACATCTAGCCGAGTGGTATTACAATCTTCTGCAGAAAAAAGGAAAAAAGCACGATTGGAAATAAATATCAATAAAAGTGTTGGTATTTAAAATACTTGTTTTATATTGCACCCATCAAATAACAACAATGACACGACAACTTTAAAGCAAAACGCTCACTACAAAATACAATTTAACGGATCAGCTTCTTATTTTGTTATCGACTCCGCAGACCAATGTTTAATAGTACTACCTACTCTTCGCATAGCAGAGAATTTTTACAAAAGGGTATCAGCTAATCAGGGACTATATAACTAAACCTAACACCCTACGGGGATAAACACTTCACAACATGGAATACACAAACGATCAAAAATTTCAGATAATGGAAAACGTAACCGCAAAGATAGTATATCACAGCGCGGTAATAGCACAGGGACGCGCAGAGCCTAACCGTGACCAATGGTTAAAAAGCTGCGATAGTTTATCCAAAATAAAGATAAAGCTAGTCTTTAGCAACTGGGAGGAATTAAAAGAGATCGCAGAAACCGAAATAGTAACGCCTAATAGCTAATGTTGCAGAGTTTTTTTTTAATCATTTGGTTCGTCGGGATAGGGTTTAACACCCGAAAACCGAAGCCTTACAATCAGAATTACAAACCATAGGAATGTAAAAAGACCTAGTTAGGCACGTCTTAATCCTTGTTTTTTTGGAAGGGCACTCTGACTTTAATAGATATAAATTATGAAAGTTTACAAAGAATGTTGTCAAAATTGCCTTTTATCCGCTAACTCAATAGTTAGTAGTAAAAGGCGAAAAGAAATTGTTAGGACTTGTATTGAAGAACAATCTCATTTTATATGCCACAAAGCATCTATTAGGGGCGAAGATGTTTGCTGCAAAACATTCTATGAAAAATTAGGACATACAAGCCAAATGGTAAGAATAGCAGAAAGGCTAAATGTAGTTTCTTTTATTGAGCAACCTAAAGCAGATAAGCTACCAACACACCGAGAATTAAGCGTTGGCAAATGACCGAAAAAGAAGAGTATAACGATTCAGAAATGAAAGTAAATATATTACTTAGTGGATATCTAAGAGAACTAGGAGAAGGGAAAGACTTTATGGAAACCACAGACAAAACAGCAAAAACAATAGTCAAAACATTAACCATGACCGACGAGCAAAAACAAACCGCCAAGAAAATCAAGCGACTAGAGAGGGGAACAATAATCTTCGCCTTATTCTACGTGCCTATTATATTAATCTTAGCTTACTATTTTACTAATGAGTAAAGGAAGGATATACCAAGGCTTTAAATGGAGATGCATCAAGGATGAACTACCGAGCAAAGGACAAAGTGAATTATTGGTATGCCTAAGCAATAACGCGGTATTTCAAGCGCACTACCATACTAGTAAGTTTTACAGCACAGAACACGGATACTTTAAAGACACAAACCCTGTAACTCATTGGGCCAACGAACCCAAAGGGGCTAATGATACAGAAGACTAAACCCTAAGAGAAATGAGTAAGCAGATACATAAGCACTGGAGAAAAGACCTAATTCAAAATAATTAACTTTGTAGCATGGCATACTCAGACAAAGAAAAGACCGATATAGTAAACGACATTTGCGACAGCGTATCAAACGGTATTGCAACACGTAACGCGATACTAAAAAACAAAATACCTTTTAAAACTTTTTATGAATGGATAGATGCTGACGGGATAAAAAGTAAACAATACACACGCGCGACTGAATTAAGGGCTGAACTAATGGCTGATGAACTAATGACAATCTCAGACAGCACAGCGGACGACATTATCATAGATGAAAGAGGAAACGAAATTATCAACCACAACGTAATACAGCGAGACAAGCTAAGGATTGATACGCGCAAGTGGTTAATGAGCAAGATGATGCCTAAGAAGTACGGAGAAAACAAGAGCGTAGACCTTACAACTTTAGGCGAGAAAATAACACAACCACCAATAACATGGGCGGCGCCAGAAAAAAACTAATTGCTAACTCTATTACCACAATATAAACCCCTATTCATTAACCCGCCCCCTAATCGCTACCACTTCATAACAGGCGGCAGGGGGTCGGCTAAGTCTTACCATGTTTCGCTACTGCTTTTAAACCTCACCTTTGAACCAGGTCATGTTATTCTGTTCACTCGTTGGACGATGGTCTCGGCTCACATCTCAATTATCCCTGAGTTCCTAGAGAAGATTGAACTACTTAATCTTAGCCACATGTTTAACATTACCTTAAACGAGATCATTCACAAAGAGACAGGCAGCAGGATAATATTCAAAGGGATAAAGACAAGCCAAGGAACAGCGACCGCGAACCTTAAATCTATCCAAGGGGTGACTACATTTGTTGTAGATGAAGGCGAGGAGTTCCATGATGAAGATACTTTTGATCGAATTGATTTATCCATCCGATCCGTAAACAACCCCAACCGCGTATTGATAATAATGAACCCTAGTAATAGGGAGCATATGTTATACAAAAAGTTCACCCCAGAACACCCGCGCGAAGATGTAACATACATTCACACTACCTACCTAGATAATATTAAGAACCTTAGCCAATCCTTCGTAGATCAAGCCGACAGAATTAAAGCTATCAACCTAGCGAGGTATGAGCACCTATTCTTAGGAGCGTGGACAGATAGCCAGGAGGGGATACTATGGAATCACGATATTATATCCTCCAACCGGGTAAACTTCGCACCGATCCTTGTACGCAAGATCGTAGCCATTGACCCCGCGATAAGTGCAACGGCTAAAAGTGACGAAACTGGAATAGTAGTTTTAGGCGTGTGCAGTAAAGGGGATGTGTATGTATTGGAGGATGTATCAGGAGTCTATTCTCCTAACGAGTGGGCGCAGGTTGCTAAAGATTGCGCGGTAGCTCATAACTGCGATTGTTATGTAGCCGAAAGCAATCAAGGGGGTGATATGGTATCGAGCAATTTAAAGAGCGTAGACCCACTACGAAGAGTTAAATTAGTGCGAGCCACAAGAGGGAAGCATACCAGGGCCGAACCCGTTTATGGGATGTACGAGCAAGGCCGTGTTAAGCACGTTGGTTACTTTAGTAAACTAGAGTCCCAAATGGTAAGCTGGAACCCTACCGATCAAACGAAAAGCCCCGATAGGGTAGACGCTTTAGTCTGGGGTGTGACTGATTTAATCCTATCCAATAACGCAATAGGCACAAGTAGCAGCGGAAACAAACCTCGACATGTTCCGAGAAGATTATAGGATATTCAATATATTTGTTTTACATTTGACAAACTAAACACAACACTATGAAAACTAAATTTACAATTAATAGACTCGTTTTTTTAAATACAGAAGGGCTAGAGGCCTGTTTTGCTGATTACGAGAAATACTATAAACATTATGGATGGTTGCTTAATAAAGAGAGGCAAGAGGTGTTTAAGATAATAGACAGACGAATAGATTTCTTGAAAGAGGGGGACATGATTGGTATCGAAGGGGTTGGATTAAGTTCAGTTCATTTTAAATTCTACAATGTAACAGAGGATATGATGGAGTACGCTATAGAACAAGACTAAGTACTCTAACTTTTTCACCAACATGCGACCCCGTCACCGATCAAACACAAGTAAACACTAGGAATTTATAACTCTAACTTTTTAAACA